CAGCGACACGCGATGCCATTCGGTTTTCTCGACCTTCTGGCCGCTCTGCTTGTCCGTCCATTGCTCACTGGTGGCAAGGCTCAGGTTAGTGACCGCGTTACCGTTGGGCATGAATCTAACTTCCGGGTCTTGGCCACACGTACCGACCAAGATGACTTTATTAACGCCTCTGCTCATGCTGCTTTACTCCGGATTCGTTCTTGCATTTCGGTTTCGAGGTCGGCCAGCTCTTCAAGGAACTCCTTGATGCCTGATTCCATCTCGCGGATTCGTTTGTGGTCGCGCTCGTAGCGGTGGCAGATGTACTGCAGCGACTCGGGCAGTCGATCGTCATAGCTCACGAAGTCGGCCCACTGGCGGCCGGTGCAAGCCATCTGCGCGAGCATCTGCCACTCGTACTGCGGGTCGTGCCGCCCAGATTGAAGGGTGGCAACGTGGGTCGCTGTGTTCGGGCACTTGATCTCAAGCACCCCGTCATCTCCAGCCAGGCCATCCGGCGATGCGCCGAACATGGGAATGGCGGGGTGCATGACCAGCCCGGTCTCGACTACGATCAGACCCTTGTCCGCCTCGTATGCCATGCAGGCGAACGGCTCCAGCTCGACGCCGCGCTGTACAGCGGCATTCCGGGAAAGGTCAGCGCCGCCTTGCTGGCCGGTCAGTCGCTCGCACAGAAGCTCCATCATGTAGTTCTTCCTGGCTGCCGACGGTGCGCCGCCCCGACCGTTCGCCATGACATCCTTTACGCGGCTGGCAGTCACACATCCCAGCCTTGCCGCGAACCATTCAGCACTACGCTGCTCCATCTAAAACCTCCTCGGCCTGGCCTTCTATAGGCGCAGACTCTGCTTTTAGGATCTCGCCGCGCTTGGTCACCTCGGCTTTAAACCGTGAGTGACCTGCAGCGTCTTTGGCCTGCTTCATGGCCGCCGTACCCTGGTGATAAACCTCGGTCAGCGCCTCCAGGCTTCCGGCTTTCATGGCGAGGTCGATCCAGTCATTGACCATCTCGGGATCGGTCGGAGCTGAGCCGGGCATGCCAGTCAGGCCTTCGCCACCATCGGTGTTGAGGTGATGAATTGCCTGCTCAAGTCGCTCCGTCTTCGGCCAGTACTTGTAGCCGCGCTTCACGACGGTCTTCTTCATCATCTCGCCGGGGTCGGTAACCCACGGGCAAGACTTCTGACTCTTCACCCATGCTTTCCAGGCGCTGGACCGGTCGCGGATAGCGTTCACGTCGTCGATGCTCATCGTCTCGGTGAGGTAGTCGCCGTCGGCGGTCTTGACCACTACGTAAACGCCAATGGCCGCACCGCGATCCTTGGCAAACGGGTTGTATGAGTGGGAAGGGGGCTTGTCGAAGCCGTTGAGCGTGAATGAATCCGCCGCGTAGACCAGTTCGGCCTGCGCCCAGCGAATCGCGCCGGTAGACATAGCCAGATCCATCAACCCGATGTAGCTGATGTCCAGGCAGATCTTCCCGTCCCGAGGGACCAAGTAGGCCTGCTTCTTGGCGGGGTTGAGGCTGATGCCGATGGCCGCTATGTTCGTGATGGCGTTCGCCACTGACTGTCGGTTCTGCATGGCAATCTTGGTGGCGTATTCGCTGGACGTGATGACCTGAATGGCAAACTCGGCCTCACGCTCGAAATTCAGCGAACGATCAGTCAGCACATTGGCAAACTGGTTTCGGACCGCATAGATGTCTTGCGTGATGGTTGCGATGGCTTGGCTCATGGCGGCCTCAGTAAGTGATTTTGATGTTCGGGATCATGCCGCTGGCGATCAGCTTCACAGCCAGTCGCGCGCAGTCCTCGGTCATGTTGTTGTCCATGAACGCCTCTTTCGCAGCCTTGTAGATGGCGCCTTTGTGCGCCTTGTCAGCTTCGCGGGCTTCGGCAAGTCGTCGCTGTTCGGCGGCCTCCGCTTCCTGTCGGGCGATCTCGGCGAGGCGTGCGCGCTCAACCGCTGCTGCCTGGCGCTGCTCGGCGGCGACGCGCTCCCGTTCTGCTTGCTGGATTCCGGCTACCCGGTCCGCTTCTGCCTGAATGCGCAGTCGCTCGGCCTGCTCGGCAGCCAGCTTCAGCTGCAGCGCCTGGTTGGCAGCGGCCGCTTCTGCATCGCGGGCTTTCTGATCGGCATCACGCTTCGCCTGGGCGGCTTGATCGATCAGCGCCTGTTCGCGCCTTGCTGTTGCGTCACGTTCTGCCTGAGCGGCTTCTGCGGCCTCACGCTGCGCCTTCTCTACTGCTGCGCGGGCAATGGCTGCATCACGCTCTTGCTGATCGCGCTCGGCCTTCTCAGCGTTGAACTTGGCGATCTCTGCCAGCTCGGCTTCGTGCTTGGTGCGGTCGGCCAGCAGGACCCGCAGGGTGGCAAGCGACTTGTCCTTAACCTGGGCAGCTTCCGGGAGGAACTCTTCCCAGCTGTCGTCGAGCGCGACCAGTTCCAGGTCAGCGATGGCCTGGGCCGCGACAGCAGCCGTCGGCGTCTCGGCGAACACGGCCAGATCCTTGATGATCTGAATGCCTTTGTTGTGGTCGTCGACCCGCTTGTCTTCTGCGGCCTGCCACTCATTCAGCGGCCGGCGCACTTCTTCCTGCCACGAATCCAGCGTGTCCCGAACGCGCTTGCGCTCGGCATCGATCTTCTTCGGCACTTCTTTCAGGTCAGCGACCAGCTTTTTGCCGACGTCGTCCAGCGCGGTCTTGGAGCGGGCTACTGCATAGGCCATTGAGGCGATCGCCTCGCGACCTTTGCGGCTGCTGATGTCCGGCGTGAAGCCATCGATCTTGCTGCGGATCACCTGCAGCCAAGGCTCCAGGCCTTTTTCGGCGGAGTAGACAGCCAGGGCGGTTTCTTGCGGCGGCACAACGGCCAGTTGTTGTTCTGCAGACATAGGAAATCCTTGGCCGCGATGCTCGCAGCGATTGAAGGTGTTGGTTATTGAGTGATTCGATCAGCGAGGGCGCTGAGCAGCATCAGGAAGGTGAAGAGGGCGAGGGCAGAGAAAGAGCCGCGCCAGATGAGCATGCGCCGGGTGCGCTGGTGGGCGGTCATGGCGATGGCTGCTTGCGAAATCCGGCGTCGTAGATTCGACCCGCCTGATGGTATTCGGCTGAGTCATGGCGGTTATCGATCAGGATATGGGCGATTTCAAATACGGCCTTCTCTCGCTCTTCCGCCGCGATCTGCTCGGGCGTGCGAATAGGGCGAAACGCACTTGACCATCCAGTCAAGCGACCACCGCTATGCACAACCACAGCAGAGCCTTCATGCTCAGGGTGATGCCAAACCACCACGGCTTCAGCCCACTGGTGGTTCATGCTCGGAAGCATCGCTTCACACACCATCCCAACAGGCGGCAGGCCTTCGCCGGTCCAGGGTTCAGGCTGGGCAATCTCAAGGTAAGAGTTGCTCATGCAGCCAAACCCCATTTCCCACTCGCCATCCTTGAAGAACTGATAGCTTCCAGAGTTTCCGCCAAAGCACTTAATCCAAAGGCCCGAATGCGGGTTTATATGGGTTGCGCCTTCTGGTTTTTTGCTCAAGTCGATTTTCATGCTTTCACCTCATACGCCACGGTCCACTCACCGCACATGCAGGCCCGGCCACTCCAGGCATGAACATTGGGGATGCCAGCGTCATGCGCAAGTGATAGGGCGCCCAGCCACTTGGTGTGGGTGAAGGCCAGGATCATGCGGTCGGCGGGCAACTCTTCGAGCTGCTCGTCTACGATTGATTTAATCGGTGCGGTTGTCATGCTGCGGACCTCTTGAGCTGTTCGTTGCGCTCTACGAACTTGGCGTCCAGCGCATCGCGATAACGGTTGGCGGTAGGGGAGTCGACCAGATCGGCGAACTCGGCCATTTCGATCATGCCCATGACGAAGGTGCGGTCTGGCACCGGGGTGCAGGACTTCTTCATCTTGGCGATTTCCAGGCCCAGGCGGGCGAGGGCGGTAGGGGTGTTCATAGTTCGTCGTCCTCTGCCTGGGCGATCAGGGCGTCATTGACCAAGGGCCGAAGTAGGGCTTCGGCGAGTTCGCCAAGCTTGCCGAAGGGGTGGTCGCTGGGACCGAGTAGTTCGGCTACGGCGTTCTTGTCGGGCTTATCGTCAGTGGTGACCAGAAGCCAGCCCAAGGCGGGTGTATTGACCTCGCAGCTAGCCAGACGGTTGTTCGCGTGCTCATCCACCGCCAAGGCGAACTGGGAAACCCGCACGCCCTGCGGCTGGCACATACGGCGCTGGAACTTGACGTCCATACGGAACCGCACCAACTGCTCCGTGGCGTTGTAGAGCCACTCCCTGCTGGCAATCTCCACCGCCGACTCGCTCACTGGAGGCGGCAACTGAGCGTCGTAACGCTCCTGGCATATCTTCAATGCTGCGTTCATGGTCGCCTCCAAATGGCGGGATTAATCGAAGTAGTCCTGATCAGCCAGATACTCGGAATGCTCGTTTACAAGCCATTCTTCCATCGAGGCGATTTCTGATTCAGTCATGAAGCTGGTGTCGTCTTTCGACTCCCAATTGATTTCGCAATGTCCGAAGTACTCGTCGGGATCAGCGGCTTGGGAGCTGAAGTTGCCTTTTCGGGCTGAGAAATATGCGACGGTCAGGCTGATGGCAACGTCCTCGCCGCCCTTGACCGTCCAATATTCGTAAGTGCGGGCCATGGCGACCTCCAGTGTTTGGGGTTAGGCGGTGGCTTTGGCGATGAGGTTGTCGTATGCCTCGACTCGCTCGCGCAGGACTGGCATCACATCGACGAGACCGCGAAATATCGTCACAACATCTACAAGGGCCAGAAGCAGTTGAGGCGACATCGCCATCAGCTTTGCGTTGGCTTCTCCCTCTTCGATCAGGTGGTTGTAGGAGGCGATCACGATGTCGCCATCTTCGGCCGTTACCTGGGCCTCGATCTTGTCGACGTGGTTGTATCCAGACCAATACGACCAAGGCCCAGGCGTATTCTTCGTTTCCATGACTCTCTCCATTCGTTGGTTCACCTGTATTCGTCAACACTCATGCCTCCCGCTGGTTGCCGATGGGCGCGGGGTAGGAGTGCTGACGGGTAGAGGCGGGGAAGGGTGCCGGTTACGCTGTCCGGCTCCTGCGCTCTGTGTGGCATAAGCCAGGTCGAACAGGACGGTGGTGATGCAAGTGGGCGGTTATAGGCCGCGATTTCGTCCGCATCGGTGGAGTGATCTGGCTGACCACATATTCCAGTTTTCGCTGGTTTATGGCGGGTCAATCCAGATCACTTCCCGATACCATCTGCCTCCAGCAATCCTTGATCACGGCAGAACTGCATTTCTGCGTCGTAGCCAGCGCGATTCAGGACCTGCTGGCATCTTTGGTCGTAAATGGCCCGATGCGAGCCGACGCCACTCTTTCGAGGTGTTCGCACCACTGTATATCCGTGCCGCTCAAAGCAGCCATTTGGACTATTGGGTTGTGGCATGTCGGTACTCTTGCCCATAGGGCGGTTATGCGGTGGCCTTTTTGATGGCTGCGCGTGCGTTGGATGACTGAGCCGGTCGTTCGATATGGCCGATACGGTGCATTTCATCAACGTAGTCGGCTAAATCCTCAAGAGCAGCAAGCAGATCCGGCGCGGCGGCGATCAGCTTGGCGTTGGCTTGCTGGACGGCGAAACCAAGCTCAACATAATCTCCATTGAGCAGCGTGCACCCCGCCGAACAATCGGCAATTGTCCAGCCATCGGTAGGATCAGCCTTAGCCCCGTCGCCGCTTTCTGCTCCGAGTTCTGAAAAGACGCCCGTCCGGTTAATTACGGCCCATGGCCCCGGCGTAAATTTCGACTCACTCATCGTCTTGATCCCCATCTTCCGGTGCAACGAAGAAATACTTACAGGTGTATTCCTCGCCAATCAGCTCAAGGAAGGCGTCACGGTCGTGAACCTGTAAAATCTCTTCAGGCGTAAACTCGGCCAGGATTTCACTTTCGTCGATGCTCGTCAGCGTGACGGACACCTTTGTCATATGGCGGCGTTGTCGGTCTTGGTAGTAACCGGCTTCCGAGGAAACCTGCTGTGCGAGAAAGCTGATTTCTTTACTCATTGTCTTGCTCCGTTGCGTTGATGGGGTGGGTTAGGCGTATGGCTCTTCATCCATATCCAGATGTCGATCACAGCGCGGACAGCAGCTATCGTTCAGACCGATGTGATACCGGCTTACCTTGTTCCAGCAGTGGACGCACTTCACGATCTCGCCGTCTTGGTGGTCCATGAAGCTCATGGAGTTCAGCTCCTCTGAGTTATCCATCTTCTATCTCCCATCCCAGTCATTTACCTCAGAGCCCGGTATAGGGGTGAGGGGGTGTGGTGTTAGGCTGCTTTCTCTGCGACCAGATGGGCGATGGCTCGCTCGGCAGCACCTTGCCCGTTGTCGCGGTCGTAGAGGTCGGTTCGAACCTCGTCGCCGCCAATGCCGATCTTCATCACTCGGCCATACAGGTAGTCGAAGTCAGTACGCACCGCGACGATTTCACGCGCCGTCTCGACTGTCATGGCGCTGTCGCCGCGAGGATCGCAGAACCCCATGCCGAGCTGCTGGGAGCCGTTGAACAGCGCCGCCAGAACCTCAGCCTTATCCAAACCTTGAATATTCATCTCTCACTTCCTCCACTTGAATTCAACAAAGCGTCCGATGCGGGCGCCGCGACTTACAGTTGCACGATCTGGCGAATCGTACGGGTGCAGTAGCAGCGAGCCACGAATTCGCGCAGATCGGCTTCGCTATCGCCGAACTCGTGGACTTCAGAGCCATCCGTAAACACGATTTTGTAGAAGTTCATTCGTCTCTCCCGGTTGTTTTCCCAATGCACCCGTCACCAGGTGCATCAGTGAAAATTTCCGCCGTGACCCGCTACTGGCGTCGGTCACTGGCATGGGTCATCTGTTAAAGAACTATTGGTTCCAGTCGGTCCCTCTCGGGGCTGGGAGATCACTTCGCTGATCCCGGGCTATCTGGCGGCTTCACCAGTCGTGTGGCGAGCCTCTTTGAGGCCCTTCGCGGTCCCTGTTCGGTGACTGCGATGGGTGAACAATACCGCCGGTATTGTCGATAGGTCAATACCTCCGGTCATGTTTTTTTTAACCGCTATAAAAATCCCGCGTGGCGGCGGGCGGTTAGGAGGGGGATGGCTGCTACAATCGGCGCACTTATGGAGCGGAGCAAAAAATGAAAGGGATCATTGCCTTTTCGGCGGCGCTGGCTTTGAACGGGTGTGCGAGTGCGCCCGAGTACATCGAAAGCGATTTCACTTATGAGGATATGTCCGGCTTCGCGCAGATCGGCGTGAGAGCAACCTCTAAGTCAACCGGGAAGACTATCGAGGCTTACGGCAACTGCTCCGATCAGGGTCGTGACTACGTCATTCGCCTAAAGAGTGATGGGGTCAATACGAAATATGGAGGCGGGTGGAATGCATTTGTTGAAGGGCTTCAGCTCGACGAAGATCCGTATCATTACAAGGATGAGAAGGATTTCAATGCGGCGATCCCGACGCTAGAGATGGTTGGCCCAAGGAAAACCTTTAGTTCCGAACCTCGGATTAAAATCGCAAACTCCAAAATGCAGCGCATCCCAGATCTTTGCAAGCAGAAACAGGCAGAGGTTTTAGCCTACATTCGCAACGCCCAAGGTGTCGCCGAAAACAAAGAGCACCAGGAAAATGAGCGCCTGATCTCGGAGGTGGTGAATCGAACCGGGGCAAGGCCCATGCTTGACGGCGACAACCACAAGGACCTGAACAATCTTGCCTTGCTTTTCAGGACGACAGGAACCGATCCGCACGAGGGTAAATTTGTTTGGGCTGAAGCGGGGGATTATGAAGCGGTCCAGATCATGGACGGTAAAGTTTTGATGCTCAGCAGATTCAGTCCTAGCTTCCCCGCGGTCATTATTTTTATGGATACCAAGCCCCCTAAGGGGGAGTCTTCGTTTCCACTGTTTAAAGCGCCTTTAGAGCTCATTGGCACATCAACCTACGAAACCGTCCTCGGCGAAAGCCGACAGGCGATCATGTTTAAGGCGATATAGCCAGAAACGAAAAGCCCGGCGCTGGGCCGGGCTATCTGTAGACGGGGCCAAATCCCTTTGGCCGACCTATTGTGTTAGGTAGGTGTGACGAAGGCGTGACAGACCAGATCCGTAAAGCCCGGCGCGGGGCTTGGCTCCAGCTATTTGTTATAGATTAGAAATGGGCGGAAGCATCTAGCCATAACCCGAAGAGGCTCGGAGCTGCGATCCTCATAATGGCTTTGAGCGACACCTGAAACCATGTCCGCGAACTGAACGCAGAGGTTGCTCGAGCTGTCGCACGGCACAGTCTTGAGAATGGTGCGAACATCCCTATCAAACCAAAGCTTGGTTTGCAGGTAGTCATGGAGGCTATTCCCGCTCTTTACTTTGATGCTTCTGTCGTCCGGGGCAAAAATAATTTCGTCGGCCCTGGCCATATGATCTAGCAGGAGAAGCCCTATCATATAGTTGTACAGCTTGTTGGGGTCGCGCCTTATGTGCTCCATCACATTGCATTTTTTAGCGGTGATTGACACAAATTGGATTGATCCAGCGTTTGCCGCGCATAGCTTTGCAGCAAGGCGGGCGAACTCCAGGCGCTCCTCAGGATCCATTCGGGCCCACTTCTTTTCCTTATCGGTCGGCCATTTGAATTTATCGTAGAGCTTTCTCATGACGCGCGCAGGCGCATGAACCGATGATTCGGACACGATAAGTGCTGCAATAGTGAGGTATCGGCTGGAACCACCATCCCGGTAAGGTTGGTCAAGCTTCCAGCCAAGATCTCCGCTTTCGTCCAAGTAGATGAATAATTTCGTCATAGAAAGCGGAATGTACGATAGGGCGGTGCAATCCCTGGGGCCGACGCTCTTACAGAGCGCTTACGATACAAATCATGCTTCGCGGCTTACCCAGGATTTACTTGCACCGTAGTTGAATGTTAAGAACCATTGGTTCTCGTGTCAAGAAATGTTGCATTTTCCATGCGCTGTGTGTTTGGTTCCAAAAAAACGTACCACCACCTACTCTGCCTTCCCCCGCACAATCCTACCGTCCTTCACCTCATCCGCCAGCGCAGCCAGCCGATCGGCATCCTCGTAGAGCTTCGCAATTACCATCAGGACGGCTGACACCTCGACATCTCGGCAGTCATTAGTGATTCTCAGCACTTCGTCTGCGGCTTGCTCAAGGTCAAACCCTAGCGTTTTGAGTTCGCGGCGCAGCTCTTGGTTGGGTTTGGTGAGGGCCATGTTGACCTCAGGCTATTTGCTCAGAAGCTTGGGCAGAGATCTCAGCCGCCCGGGCATTAAGTCTTGATTCGTCAGCTTTAAAAATAGTGATCAGATGATGGATAGCCTGGGCATCGTTCTCATTGCCGGCGAGAGTCAGCTGCTCAGCGATGCGCTTTAGCTCTACTGCCGACCATTTAAGATCAGAGGCGATACCATGGAGGTCGCGCTTTAGGTCTTGCTCTGGCTTGTTCAATCCCATGAATCCCCCCTTACAAATCCCCGCCGCGCCAGATGACTTGGCCAATGATGCGGTGCTCGTTGATTTCCTTCCGTGAGAGGATCAGGTCCGGGTGCTCATCTTTGTTCTCGTTGTCGCTTCTGATGATCCAGCCGCCCAGTGCCGTTTTGATCAGTCGTTTCACAATCGCGCCTTTGTCCGCGCTGGCCAGCACAAAGACCTGGCGGTCGATTGGATCGATCTTCGACTTATCGATTAGCAGAACGTCGTGATCGTTGATCGTGGGCCACATGCTCTCGCCATCGGCATAGATAACCACGAGCTGATTGGGGTTAACCCCCTTAACCTTCAACCAATCGCGCTTGAACGCCAAGGTAGAGCGAACCTCTACGTGCGGGTTCTCGTGGCCAATACCGGCTGCGGCTTTCGCGTCGTATTGGGGAATGAAAGCGTATCGGTCATCAAGGCTGTGATTGACATCATCGCCAGCAGGAAATGGCGTATTTGCGGCATCGACACCGCCCATACGCTCTCTCGATATGCCTTGCTCATGCGAGGGGCTTATCGATGAGCTCAGTTTTTCCAGTTGCTCAGCAAGTGTCGGACTGAAGTCAGACACTGGTACCTCAAGCATGCGCGCAAACACTGCTGCGGCCTTCAGGCTCAACGCGGTGCGACGATTCATGAAGTGGCTGACAGCGCCTTGCGTAACACCATCACCAAGCTCTGCAGCGAGCTTCTCCTGGGTGAGTTTCAGCGCGCCGCGTTTCCTCTGAAAAATTTCTTTCAGGCGGTCGCTATCTTCCAATTGCCATTCGGCAAGCGGCAGTCTTCGAGAGTCTTTAGTCATCGGCAAATCATATTACCTGCGGTATTCGCTCAACCAATATCGCCGGTATTGACTGATAACAATACCGGCGGTCATACTGAGCGCGAAACCTATGTAGAGGACGTCGCTATGCGCCGTATCCCGCTTACCGAATTTGCCAAAGAGCATGGCCACACAAAGGCCGCGCAGATGCTCGGCTGCACACAAGGAGCCTTGAGCAAGGCGATTCGTGTAGGTCGAGACGTGTTCGTGATCCTTGAAGAGGACGGCAGCCTTTCTGCTCAAGAGCAGCGCCCGTTTCCTTCCCAAAAATCAGCCGCTTAAACCAATTCATCAGCCACCAAGGAGCCAATCAATGGCCTATGACAATCCAGCCCACAAGCGCGTTAAAGACCGCAAGGTCCGCTTTAACCCAACCCTTGACCGAATCCTCGGTCGAGCTGCCGAGCGCGCAGAACGACAGCACGCGACGTATCTGTTCGAGGTTATCGAGTGGGCAGTCGAGAACGGCGTAATCGAAGCGCTGAGCAAGGACGAGAGCAAGTCTAGCGCGGCTTAAAGACCCTATGGAGGGCTATATGCCTGAATTCGATTACGAGGGGTTGAGCCCTGGCGCAAAAACGAAGATCTCCGCTCTGGCCTTGAAGAAGGGCTGGAGCATCGAACAAGCCGTAGAGGCAATCGGGATTGAGTTTGTCGCCATGGGCGGCCCTGCCCTAATGAGGCGCCCGAAAGGGAAGCTCTACCAGATCAACCCGAAAGAGACCCTAGAAAGGGGCTAACTAGAGCAGGAGAAGGACATGAACCAAGAATCTATGTGCAAGTCATGCACCCCTGAAAGCCATAAACAGAATCTTACCCGTGCCCAGCTTCTCCTGAAGTCGCTTGAAACGCTTTTGGTGAGTGACGTCTGCCGCTGGACTGAGTCGATAGAGCAGGCCGAGAGCCACCCGCACTTAGTCCTCAGAGCTGCCAGAAAGGACTTCCTGACAGTTCTTGGCCTGCTGGGATTTATTCCTTCATGTCCAGCAGTCGGTCATCTCCCACTTTCGGATCGCCGACCAGGACAAATATCTGGTGGCTGTGCAGCTTCGACGAGTCATCGATGTCTCGCAGTAGCTGGTGGCGAACCATCAGCACCTGGAAAGTCCTGTGAACACCAGGCACAGGGTTGATCTCGATGAGATCGACCAGATCGCCAATGCGAGGCACGACAGGGGCTTCCGTGAATTTGATGAGGGCGTCCGAAAGCTTCATGTCTGACGGTCGTTTTGCGTCGTCCGCCAAGTATTGGAAATGCATTGAATACGTCATGTCCGGCCTCCTAGGCCTTTTCGTGTGGAAGCAAAAAGCTACCACGGATGCGCCGGACACCTGTAACGCCTGAATCCCAGGCACAAAAAAACCGGGTTCACGGCCCGGTTCATTGCTACATCTCGAGGTAATCATGAATACACAATCGATTCCCGTCAATACCCACAACAATCTCGCGCCACGTTTTTCGCAATCTGAAAACGTGGCGCGGATTAAGCCAGTGACTCCTTTCGACTTCCACGGTTTCCCTGTCCGCGTAATTGACGACGGTCACGGGGAGCCCTGGTTCATCGCCAAGGACATCGCCGAAGCCCTCGGCTACTCCAACACGTCGAAGGCGATCAATGTCCACTGCAAAGCGGTCAGTACCTGCCATACCGAAATGGGAGGTCAGGTTCGCGCAGTGCAAATCATCCCTGAGCGCGATCTCTACCGTCTGGTGATGAAGTCCAAGCTTCCGGCTGCTGAGCAGTTCGAAGAATGGGTGGTGGGCCAGGTGCTGCCGACTATTCGAAAGACTGGTTCTTACACTGCCCAGGACACGAACAACTCCAAGGTCATTGGCGAACTCGCCATTCTGGAATGCTTCGATCGTCTACTGAAGCCGGCACCCTCCAGCAAAATGATGATGCTTGCGCAGATCGCCGCCAATAACGGACTGGATGCGAAATTCCTCCCAGGCTATGCCATTGACGCCGCCCCAGACGCTACTGGCGGATCTTCGATGGAAACCAAGCCCATCACCGACCTCATCAAAGAAAACGGCATTGCCAGCACGGCCACGGCCTTCAACCGCTTGTTGGCTGCCAACGGCTTTATCAAGAAGTGCCAGCGCAACAGCACCAAGCGCGGCGTCGTCGACTTCTGGTCGGTGACTGATAAGGGCCTTCGTTATGGCAAGAACCTGACCAGCCCCAACAACCCCCGCGAGACCGCCCCGCACTGGTACGTGGATCGCTTCCTTGAATTGGCCTGCCTTGTCGGCAAAGGAGCCAAGTAATGGCTGGCGACTGGATTAAATTCGAACTCACTACCATGGACAAGCCAGAGGTTTGCCTTATCGCCGACCTGGCCGGCATTGATCCGGATGCGGTGGTGGGGAAGCTCATGCGTGTGTGGGCTTGGTTCGATCAGCAAACAGAAAATGGTAACGCTCCAAGCGTTAGTAAAAAGTTACTTGATCGCTCAGTAGGCGTTACCGGTTTCTGCGATCACATGAAGTCCGTGGGCTGGATGGCAGAAGCTGAGGGTGTGATCAGCCTTCCTCATTTTGAGCGTCACAACGGGAAGACCGCTAAAAACAGGCTCCTCACGGCAAAGCGCGTAGCCAGTCATAAAGCAGGTAACGCAAAAGGTAACGCTCGCATCGTTACTTCTGCGTTACCTAAAGAAGATGTAGATGTAGAGAAGAATAAATATCAACACAACTCTCTCTCTGCGCACGAAGCGCTGGTCGCCGAAACGTTCGACGGCTTGGCGCCAGCCGAAGGTGTGCAGGGAGAAGAAAAGCCAGAAGCCGACCCCGTTCCTGTCGACCCCAAGGCGCCATCTGAAATGACGCTGGATTGGGAGCCGAACCGGAACCTCCTGAAAAACTATGCCCTTCGGATGACGCTGCCGGTGGATGTGTTCACTGCTGATGCCACGGCTTCGTTCGTCTGTCACTACACGGCATCCGGCCGGATGGAGACGCAAGACGCATGGGTGGCGCTGCTGGTGAAGTGGGTCAAAACTGACCGAAATCAAGCCAGCAACGTCCGTCAGTTCCCGGCGCGCCGCCAGAGCAACGAGCCTGACTTCGACAGCAACGCCTGGGCCGAAGGCATCGTGGTGAGCCCATGAAGCCAGTCAACCAACTGATGGCGACCATGGGAAACCTGCCGCCAGCCATTCACGCCTTGCCCCTCCATGTGACGCCGCAGACGGCCGAAGTGGTGAACGACTTGTTCCGCCGTCTGCGTGGAATCTTCCCTGCATGGCGCCAGGCATGGCCGTCTACCGAAGCGCTCGATGCTGCCAAGGCCGAATGGATCAAGGAGTTCGCCGACGAGGGCATTCGTACACTGGAGCAGATCGAGTTCGGTATCCAGAAGTGCCGCAAGCTCAAGAAGCCGTTCGCGCCGAGCGTTGGTGAGTTCATCGCCATGTGCGTGCCGGGGCCGGAAGACTTCGGCATGCCTTCGGTCGCCGGGGCATGGATGGAGGCTCTGATGGAGACCTACAGCCACGACGGCGTAAAGATCGCGGCCGTTGCCACTGGGCTGTTCGACCTGCGCTCAGCCAAGCAGGAAGACAAGGGCCTCCGCCAGCGCTTCGACCACAACTACGCCGTCGTGATCCGCCGCGCCCAGGAAGGCCAGCCGCTCGACGGGAAGATCCTCACCGGCATCGGCCACGACAGCCAGAAGACCGCCTTTGAACTCGCCAACGAGCTGGCCGACCAGCAAACCCAAGCACGAATCCTTCAGCAAGGCATCCCGGCCGACGGCAAGTCAGCCCGCGAGCTGCTGCTGGCGAAAATGAACATCAAGCGCGAGCCGGTGTGCGGCGCGGAGAAGCGGACATGACCGACAAGATGCGTGAAGAGTTTGAAGCCTCGGTGCTGAGCGAATACCCCAATCAAAACATGGGCAAATTCGCCACCGGCGAGTACCAAAGCACCACGATTGAGCATTGCTGGTGGGCATGGAAGAAATCCCGCGAGGTGCTGGTGATTGAGTTGCCTGATGAGGATGGGATGCAAGGCCATCTGTGGGCTCCCGACGTTGTTGCAGCCATCGAAGCCGCTGGCGTGAAGGTGAAGTCATGACCAGCCTCCAGATCCGCAACGAATCAGACCGCGCCCGAGTGCTTGGCCATATCGCTGGCATGGACATCACCAAGCCCAAGAAGCTGGCCATCACCGAAGTGGACCGCAGCGGGGAGCAGAACAAGGCTCTGCACGCGGCGCTGGCCGATATCGCCACCCAGGTCGAGCACGCCGGGAAGAAATGGGACGTCCTGATCTGGAAGCGCCTTCTGACGGCCGCCTGGCTGCGCGAGTCGGGCGATCAACCGCAGATGATCCCGGCGGTAGACGGCCACGGCTTCGACGTCATCTACGAGCGCACCAGCAAGCTCACCGTGAAGCAGTGCGGCGAGTTGATCGAGTGGGTGCATGCCTTCGGCGCCGAACACCAGGTGCGCTGGACGCAGAAGGACAATTGGGGAGGGCGCTACTGATGTGCATTTGGTTTGAAGTCACGCCGCTCCATGACAATCCCGCTGAGGCCCATAACGCCGGGGGGCTTGCTGAGGCCGTCGGCTGCGCAGTTCGGGATCTGCCCACGATCAGCGACACCGCCATGGAGCCAGGCGAGTGCCTGTGCGATCTGGACATCGAGGCATTTGAGTCGAAGTTCGGCTACCGGCATGAGGTCGGTGAAACCTCCTTCGATAATCGTCTGGTCGAGGTTTCGGCATGAAGCGCACGCCACTGCAACGCAAGACCCCGCTCACATCGAACGGACCTCGCCGCAAGCGCTGCCCAGAGTGCCGGGTGATGTTCACACCCTCCAGAAGCTCGCAGGCGGTGTGCGGAGAGATCGAGTGCGCCATCGCCTACGGAAAGTCGGAGAAGGGCCAGGAAAGCGCACGCAAGGCCTTTGCTGATATCGGCCGCCGCGACATCAAGGTGCGCAAAGAGGCCCTGAAAAGTCGCGGTGAACACATGCGCGAGGCTCAACAGGCGTTCAACGAGTATATCCGCGCCCGGGACCAGGCTGCCGGCCACCTCTGCATCTCCAGCGGCAAGCCGTTGGACTGGAGCGGTAACGCGGTAGATGCAGGGCATTACCGCAGCGTCGGCTCCGCGCCGCACCTGCGCTTCGATGAGCGCAACTGCCATGCCCAGAGCAAGCAGGACAACCGATTCCTCTCCGGCAACGCCGTGGACTACCGGATCGGCCTGATAGCGCGCATTGGCCAGGAGGCCGTCGATGCCCTGGAATCCGACCAGAGCGTGCGCAAGTACACCGTGGATGAGATCAAGGCCATCAAGGCCAAGTACCGCGCAAAGACCAGAGAACTGAAAAAAGGGGAGGCCGCATGAAGCTGATCAACGCAAGACAGGCATGGACCGAAGCACAACACGAATCGAACGCGTCGATCAGCGCTGTAGCCATCGACAGGGCGGAGTCGGCACCAGTGAAGACGGGCGGACGCATCGGCAAGCGCGATGCCCAATTCCCGGCCATGGGCAGCGAGAAGGGGGAGGAAGCTGGGCGCTTCTCCGTGCCTGGGCAGCGGATCAGCATAAGCGAAACGCGGCGCACATCGGCGGGCAAGTCCACAGCCCGCGCCGCACATCTGGCAACCATTGGTAAAGTCCTGCGCGCCATCGACACCCTGCCATTCCAGGAGCAACAGTTCGGGCACTACCTGTATCACCCATGCATGACTCTCGCTCACGTGCTCAATGCTGAGAAGCTGATCTGGAGTTGCGTGGACTTTTCCACCCTGACCGAAGCCAAGGAGGCGAAGGTGCATTGCCTTGTGACGATGGCCCTGCAGTCCTACAAGGTGGAGGCTCATGACGGCGCTCAATGGGGACCAGCTCGTATCGCCGAGGGCATGCTCAAGCTCTACGGCGTTCACATAGAACCCAAAGTGTGGGATAGGGACTGGAAAGAAGCGTGGAATTTCCTGCGAGACGCCATTGAAGAAGTGGATATTCGTGTTCAGCAGCCGGTGTGGCAGGTTATTCACGCAGAAAAAGAAGAAGTAGCGGCATAAAAGTGTTGTGATGTTGGGGTTTTTGATGTACTTTCCCCATAGTGCACAAGTAACGCGAAACGCACACGAAACCATAAACCCGGCCAAGCGCCGGGTTCTATCTGCCTAAACGAACGTGTTTCCATTGCGCCTTTATTGCCAAAAAAAGTGACATAAGCGCCAACTGAAAATTTCTGAGAACGAATTGATGGCACATTGACTCATAGTGCCGTTGTAAATAAATTGATCCCTTCTTAGAACTTATTGGTCACAAAATGAAGAAAAACATCCTATCGGTTTTGGTTTTTTGCGCTGTTTGTAACGGCGCTCAAGCTGTAGAACTTTCAGGCGCCCTCGGTGCCACGAGCCAAGGCGGATTGACTGCTCGTGCTGCGCTGGGATTCAATTGGGATAAGGCGTGGTTGGAAAGCTCTACAGGTAAGCTGACAGGATATTGGGACTTGGGGTACACCTATTGGGAGTCGGGGAAAGAGGCTGGTGCTCGCCACTCTCTTTCCTTTGCCCCGGTCTTCGTTTACGAGTTTGGTCAAGGTGACATAAAGCCGTTCATCGAAGCTGGTGTGGGTGTCGCAATGTTTTCGGGCACTAACGCTGGCGACCAGAAATTCGGATCGTCTTTCAACTTCGAAGACCGAATTGGCGCTGGCTTGAAGTTCGGCGATACGCAGAAGGTAGGTGTTCGGGCTACTCACTATTCAAACGCGGGCATCAAAGAACCGAACGATGGCATTGAGTCTTACGCACTTTTCTACAGTCATTCGATTTGATCTGACCAGGAACCCGGCCATCGCGCCGGGTTTTTTTATTGCCTGAGTTTCACTGCAGCCAGGGCAGCCTCACGGAAGGCCTGGACGCTGATAAGCCGGTAGTGCAGCGCTACGGAAAAACACCGGCAGCCCGTGCACCCTGACCTCACTGTGCTTCCAGGGTGGCGCGAGACAGGAACAGCGAGATCGATGCATTGTGGCGTCGACGCCGGGATCGTCTTTGGCTGACTGCGCGGAAAGACGCGCAATTGCGGGTAGCGCAGGTCGCTAGACAGCCTTCCAAGCTTTCGATCAGGGTTCGATTCCCTGTATCCGCTCCAATTTAGATTTACCCAATCCCTCGGAACCTCTGATCGCCAAGTTCAGCGAGGGCCTCATTCGTGACTCTGTGCTTACAGGGGCTATTTGTTTTTGGAGGTCGACCATGCAAGTACGAATACTTGATGAGAGTGGTGAAGTGATCTGGTCTCAAGGCGAAAAAAGCGGCATGACATTTCTGTCGCACCGCGAAGACGGAACAATTCATCGGATCATTGCCGCTCTTGAGTCGGCTCTGGCTGAGGCCGGTGATGAGTCCTTGCGTCCAATCAGTGAATCGTCAGCTCCTTGTTGATATTGCTCATCACTAGCTGGTAGATGCCCGGGCTTTTCAAGAAAGGGTGCCACTGCTGTGGCCCTCTGAACTTCACATAACTCCCGGATTTCCAGATCAGCACGACCAGACCCCTTAGTCCTGCCGATGAAGCGGCAATCTGAAATGACTCCATCTCGTCAGCCTGCTGCTGGTCGGTCTTGTTATTGAAGGACGAGTCGAGCGGGATAATGATCATGTCATTTCCCTGTTCGTGAATGTGCGCAACTTTATATTTGGCCATTTTAGCTCCTTCGATTGGTGGCGCTGCCTCCACGACAGCCCGTCGAAGGTAGCACATAGCCATTAGCCCGCCTTTGCGCGGGCTTTTCTATTTCGGATCGACATCCATTGCCCGCTCGTAACGGGCTTTTTTATTTTCCTTGGCCGCTCCAATCGGCCTTTTTTATTCAGTCATGCCCCACGGAGTCGAGCGCATGGAGTACCTACAGCGCCTGCTCGACAAGATCGACAGGTTTGAATTGCTGATTGCGGGCCTGATTGGGGCTGTGGTTGCGAGCTGGTGGCACAAGGACGACTTGTCCGACTGGCGAGCCTGGATGGTCTTCTTGATCACTGGCATGGCCTGCTCGATCTATTTGACGAGCATGGTCAGCACCTACCTTGGCGTGACTGAGCCGAAGATCGTCGCCGGCATCGGCTTCCTGCTGGGCGCATTCGGCGGCTCGCTCCTGGCGGCCATCAATCGAGCCATCAAATCCGCTGACCTCTGGGCGCTTATCCGCCAGCGGTTCGGGGGAGGCAACCCATGAATCTTGAACTGATCAATTCCATCGCCTGCGGCCTGATTGCGCTATGGGCCACATGGTGCGTACTGAGCGGGAAGGTGAGGGACGGCATTCTCGGGAAGCTGATCTACTCGGCCATCGCCATCAGCGGTTTCGTCGTTATGGCGCGCAGCCAGAACATCTTCTTCGGCCCGACCACCGCCGGTCTGACGCTGCATGTCGCCCTGGCCCTGGCAGGCGCCCGCCATATCTTCATGGTCACCTACTGGCAGACGGTCAAGGCCTGGCTGTGCCGCACGCTTAACTGCGAGCACTGCATGAGCTGCCCAAAGGCGCCCGAAGGTATCGACCGCCGGAAGCAGTAATCCGCGCCACGTTTTCGAATGCGCCAAATCGTGGCGCGAGGTGATACCGCATGAAGAAATCATGGGTGGTCACTGCGCCAGGCTACAAACCCTTCCCCATGATCCTGCTCAGTCAGGCGATGGACCATGTATCGGCACTGGCGTTTGCTCGGTCGATCTGGTCGGAATGCACTGTTGAATGATCATTGAATGACGTTCGAATGCATTGAATGAATCGTTATGCGAAATCCAACCCCATGAATGAGGCTGACTATGGCCCTATGCGGCGCATCCAAGCGCGGCAACGGGGAACCATGCAAGCGTCACGCGATACCGGGTTCCTCTCGCTGCAAGCTCCACGGCGGCAAGAGTACCGGGCCAAAGGATCAGCGGGGCAACAAGAACGCTGCCAGGCCTGGATCGATTTATAGCCAGTTCCTTACAGAGGAAGAGCAGGCCGACTTCAATGCCGCCCAGCTCGATCAGATTGACGATGAGCTGAGGCTGACAAAGGTGCTGCTGGGTCGTGTGCTGCTCGCTGCTGGTGAGGGGCATGACCTGCTGGCCGACAGATACCTGGGCCGCATTGAGTCGCTGACCAAGACCAAAGAGGAATTGATCAGTAAGCGCCTTCTGAACGAGAAGCTGCGCCGAGAGCTGAATCCGCCGAAGGACGACACTCCCGACCACGCTGTCGCCGAGTACACACTGAGCCCAGACGAAGATGTCCCAACTTCCCCGCACCTATGACGCGCCGGTACAGCTGACGCCGAAGCAGGCGAACATTTATGTTTGGGGGTTCCAGCCTAATGCCCGTTTCCGCGATGCGGTATGCGGGCGCCGGTTTGGCAAGACCTTCTTGGGCAAGGCTGAAATGCGCCGAGCTGCGCGCCTAGCTGCCGAGTGGGGCGTGAGTGCCGAGGATGAGATCTGGTATGCCGCTCCGACGCAAAAGCAGGCCCGCCGGGTTTTCTGGCGCCGACTGAAGCAGGCTATCCCGAAGTCCTGGCTTGATTGCAAGCCGAACGAAACAGACATGCTGATCACCCTTCGCAGCGGGCACTTACTGCGCTGCGTGGGGCTTGAGAACTACGACGACCTGCGCGGCTCCGGCCTGTTCTTTGTCCTGGTGGACGAATGGGCCGACTGCAAGTATCAAGCCTGGGAAGAAGTCCTTCGCCCGATGCTCTCGACATGCACCTACACGGTGTCCGGCGAGCGTCGAAAGGGTGGCCATGCATTACGCATCGGCACGCCGAAGGGCTTCAACCATTGCTACGACACCTTCCTCGACGGCAAGCCGGGCCATGAGCCCGACCACAAGAGCTGGCTCTATACCTCGCTTGATGGCGGCAACGTCCCGGCCGAGGAGCTGGATGCAGCCCGCCGCAAGATGGACCCGCGCACCTTCCGGCAAGAGTACGAAGCCAGCTTCGAGAACTATGCCGGGGTCGTTTACTACACCTTCCATCGCGAAGAGTGCCGGACGACTGAGCGAATCAAGCCAGGTGAAGCGCTGCACATCGGCATGGACTTCAACGTCATGAAGATGAGCGCCGTGGTCTATGTCGTTCGCGAAGGCCTGCCGCTGGCCCTGGATGAATTCAAAGAGGGTCGCGACACGCCGGACATGATCGAGAAGATTCAGAAACGCTTCCCTGATCACTCGATAGCGGTTTACCCGGATGCCAGCGGCCAGAACACCAGCAGCAAGAGCGCAAGCGAGTCTGATCTATCCCTGCTGAGGAAGGCGGGCTTCACAGTCGTTGTGGATTCGTCCAACCCTGCCGTAAAGGATCGGGTCAACGCGCTGAATGCAATCCTGCTGAACAGCTATGGCTCCCGTCGTCTGAAAGTGAACACCGACCAATGTCCGACGCTGACCCAGTGCCTGGAACGCCAGATCTACAACGACAAGGGCGAGCCTGACAAGAAGGGAGGCTATGACCATATGGTCGATGCCGCTGGCTACTTCATTGCCAAGCGCTACCCGATCAAGGTCATCAACACATCCACCACATCCCTGAGAATCTAGCTCATGAGTAATGACCCAAGTATCGCCCTGCCAGCGGTTGAGCGCATGCGCGAGCACTGGGCCATTGTTGATCCGCTGATGGGCGGAACCCAGGCAATGCGTGCGGCTGGCACCGCGCTGCTTCCGCAATACCCGGCTGAGGCTGACGACACCTACAAAGATCGCCTGGCGCTGTCCACGCTGCTCCCGGCCTACGCCGAGACGGTGGCCAGCAGCACTTCCCGCGTATTCGCCGAACCTCTTCAGTTGGGAGAAGACATTCCCGAGCCGATCAAGCTGCTTTCCGCCGATATCGACCTGGGCGGCAATGACCTCAATTCGTGGTCGGTCGAGTGGTTCCGCGAGGCACTGGCCAAAGGCTTGTGTCACGCGATGATCGAGCATCAGCCGACCCGTGACGCTGAAGGCAACAAGCTGTACAAGACCGTCGCAGAGGAACAGGCGGCAGGGGTTCGCCCTTACGCAGTCATCATCAAGCCGGGGCAGGTGCTCGGCTGGCGTTTCGACGGCGGCAAGCTGATGCAGGTTCGCTACATGGAGTCGGTCGAGGTCGCAGACGGTGACTTCGGCGTCAAGTGCGTGGATCAAGTCCGCGTGCTGGAGCCTGGTAGCTGGCGCACCTACCGCAAGCCTGAGAAAGGCGGCGCCTGGGTAGCGGAAGCTAGTGGCTCGACCAACCTCACATACATTCCATGGGTGACGTTCTACACGGGCCGCACAGGGCCGATGACGGCTAAGCCGCCACTGCTCGAACTGGCCCACCTGAACGTCAAGCACTGGCAGTCACAGAGCGACCAGGACAACTTGCTGCACGTTGCCCGCGTCCCGCTGCTGTTCGTGTTCACCGATAACGAAGAATTCCAACTGACTATCAGCTCGGCCAGCGCAACCCGCATGCCGAAGGACGGCAACGCCAAGTACGTCGAGCACACAGGGGCGGCAATCACCGCTGGCCGCGACTCGCTGAACGATCTGGTCGATGACATGCGTATGGCCGGGGCCAAGCTGCTCCAGAAGGACAAGCAGGCCGTGAAGACGGCGGCACAGGCCAACGAGGAAGCGGCGCAGGAGTTGTCCCCGCTGGCTCGCCTGGCTGGTCAGTTCGCCGACTGCATCGCCCAGCTGCTCCAAATCCTGGCCGATTACGGCAGCCTGGGTGACGGTGGCCGCGTCGAGATGCGCGGCAATTTTGACTCGGATTTTGCACCTGAAGTCAGCTTGCCAAACCTGATCAGCATGGCCAACTCCGGCAAGCTCAGCGACGAAACGCTCTACTCCGAAATGCAGCGCCGCGGCGTCATCAGTGATGAGCTGGATTGGTCTGATGAGCTCGCTCGCATCCAGGAACAGGGACCAGCACTAGGGGCGATCTGATATGGCAACGGTCAACGAGCAGCTTCAGTCGGCATCGATCGGTCACGCGGTTGACCTGCAACACCTCAGCAATGCCGAGGTGCGCAAGATCATGGCGCTGCTGAATCGGGCTGACGAGGATCTGCGTGCCAGACTGCTCGCTGCTGTAGAGCGCATGGGGCCGAATCGCTTCACTGTCACCTACATGAACACGGTGCTGGAGTCGGTTCGCGAGCTTAACAAGCAGGTTTACACGCAAGCCGGCGAGGCCATGAAAGAGGCGGTCGATGAACTGGCTGCCTACGAGATTGGCTATCAGCAGGCGCTGTTCACTGCAACGCTACCGGCTCAGGTGCTGGTCGCTGTTCCGCTGGCAAGGATCGACCTGGCTCAAGTACAGAAGATCGCATCAGGCCGTCCATTCCAGGGCAAATTGCTCGGTGAATGGATGGCCGATCTTGAGGTGGGCCGCGCCGCTCGCATCCGTGACGCCATCCGTATCGGCATGGTCAGCGGACAAACCACTGACCAGATCGTTCGCGGCATCATGGGCATCAAGTCCGAGGGTTACGCTGACGGCCTGCTGAATCGAAGCCGTAACGACATTGACGCGATGGTGCGGACGGCGATAAGCCACACGGCACAGGGCGCACGCGATGCGTTCTACCAAGCAAACAATGATCTGATATCTGAGGTCGTCTGGCTGAGCACGCTTGACGGACGAACATCTGCTCCATGCCGGTTGCGCGACGGTCTGCATTACACCACCGATACGCACGAGCCTGTCGGGCATAAAGTCCCATGGCTGTCTGGTCCCGGCCGCATCCACTGGCGCTGCCGCAGTAGTTCAACCCCTGTCATCAAGGCGTGGGAAGAGCTGGGGCTGTCTAAGTCAGACATTCCAGAAGGCACCCGGGCGAGTATGGATGGCCAGGTTCCAGAGTCGACCTCCTACGGCGACTGGATCAAGGGGCAGAGCGCAAAACGCCAGGACGAGGTTCTTGGGCCTGCTCGCGGAAAGCTGATGCGTGAAGGCGGACTGTCCCTGGACAAGTTTTACAACGACCAAGGCCGCACTCTGACGCTCGACCAGTTGCGCGAGCGGGATGCCACGGCATTCGCTAAAGCCGGCCTGTAGCCACAAACCAAATCATTCAGCGCTGGCAATCGCCGGGGCTTTTTTATGGGCGGAGAATCCATGAACGACGAAGCAACCGAGCAAGAGATTAATTCGAAGGGCCTGAACGCACCTCGCGTCACCCCGAGTGAACTGCAAGCGAACATCGACAGTGAGCATTACTTCACTGCGTTTGACGGCGTTATGGGCGCATATCGAAACGGCAATGACGTGCATCCGGTAGGCGGCACGCCAAGTGCGCAAACAGGCTCCGCGTTGAGCCTGCTGACCTTCTGCGTGCTGGTGCTGAAGAACGGCTTCACCGTAACCGGCGAGTCTGCCTGCGCCAGTCCTGAGAACTTCGACGCAGATATCGGCCGCAAGATCGCTCGCAAGAACGCCGAGCAGAAGATCTGGCCGTTGATGGGTTACGCGCTCAAGGAGCGGCTGTCAGCATGCTCTATTTGCGGATCGCTTGGATGTGCAGGGTGCGGATCGCAGCGCCAAGAGGGCTCGACCTTTGTTTCGCGCATGTC